CCAGAGCTCGTAACTGGCAGTCAAAAGTGGAACTCGGTCCTACTGCGACTTAATACTCCGAGGGATAGGTTACGGGACACCTACACAAGAAGTCCCACACCACGCCTTATGGGTGGTAAAATTTAACTCGCTTAATAGGAGAAATAGCATGACAACATTTCATAAATTTTTAGCCAATGACTTAAACCGTATTGCTGAACGAGCAGTAGGTTTTGACCGTATGTTTGATGTATTTGAAAATATGGTTACAGAAAAGTCAACATATCCCCATCACAATATTATTAAAACAGGTCAAGAAACTTATCTTGTTGAATTAGCAGTAGCTGGTTTTGACGAGAAAGATGTTTCTATTGAACTTGAAAAGAATGTTCTACACATTCGTGGTGAAAAAGAGGAACTTGCAATCTCTGATGATTGGGAATATTTACATCGTGGTATTGCAACAAGAGCATTTCATAAAACAATCCAATTAGCTGATACGATTGAAGTTGGTGATGCCAATTTGGAGAATGGAGTTCTTCGTGTCTTTTTACAGAATGTTATTCCTGAAGAAAAGAAACCAAAGAAGATTCCAATTAATTATGTGGGCAAGAAACAACTCTTGACTGAGTAACCATGATGGTCTGGATGTTTGCCGCATCCAGACCCTACTTGTGATATAATAGTTATTATGAAAATAGCATTAGCGTCTGACCTCCATTTAGAATTTGCCGATATCATATTGAAGAATACTGATAGTGCTGATGTGTTGCTTCTTGCTGGTGATATCTGTGTTGCAAAAGATTTGATGGAAGATGGAGATGCTTTTGCCAATAAGTCACAGAGAATTCACGATTTCTTTAAGCGTTGTTGTTTTCAATTCCCTCATGTAATCTATGTGGTTGGTAATCATGAACATTATCATTATGATTTCAAATACACAGTATCTCATTTGAAGAAGATGCTAAGTTATTTACCTAATCTAGTTATCTTGGATACAGAAGCATTTACATTAGGTGATGTAACATTTATCGGTGGTACTTTGTGGACTGATATGAACAAAGAAGATTCTTTGACAATGTTTCATGTTAAACGAGCCATGAGTGATTATCATGTGATTGAAAATAGTAATCGTATGGTTCAAAGAAAAGTTCCATTGTATGAATTGAATCCTGATTATACAGAAGATGGTAAGAATGGTGGAAAGTATAAACTTAATGAAAACGGTTATGCTATTCCTATTGGTGAGAAAATTAAAGAAGAACCAGCTAAGTTTGCACCAGAAGATACAGTTGAGTATCACAGAAAGATGCTTGACTATATCAGAATCGTAACTGATATGTTGGGTGATAATCCACAGAAATATGTTGTGGTTGGTCACCATGCACCAAGCAAAGCATCAACACATCCTCGTTACAAAGAAGATGTAACAATGAATGGTGCATACAGTAGTGATTTGTCTGAGTTCATCTTAGATAGACCACAGATTAAATTGTGGGTTCACGGTCACACACACGACCCATTTGATTATATGATTGGTAGTACCAGAGTAGTTTGTAATCCTCGTGGTTATTATGGACACGAAAGACAAGCTGACAGATTTGAACTTAAATTTATGGAGTTATAATGAAACCAAAAACAAACGGAACATTCAATCTAAGTAAGTCAACTAAACGTATTCTTGCAACCAAAACTGGTCAAGATGCTATTGATTTCAAACACCAGATGATTGATGCTGAACTTTCTGAAATTAAAGCCAAATTGGCCAAAATTAAGAAAGATAAGAATGAAGGATAAATTCATTCCCATGTATATGGAGATTGCTGAGATTGTATCAAAGCAATCTTCAGCTAAGCGTTTGCAAGTGGGGGCTATCATTGTAAAAGAAGATAGAATCATATCTATTGGTTACAATGGTATGCCTGCTGGTTGGACTAATGAGTGTGAAGAAAAAGTTTATGCTGATGAAACCAATTTTGAAACTGAAGATTGGCAATTCGTTGAAGAAGATAGTGGATTGTTGTTGAAATACAACACAGTTACCAAAGAGGAAGTTATTCACGCTGAAGCAAATGCTATTGCAAAACTAGCAAAAGGTACTGAAGCTGGTGAAGGTTCAACAATGTTTCTCACCCATGCACCATGTATTCATTGTGCAAAACAAATTTATACCGCAGGTGTAAAGAAGTTATATTATCGCAACACATACCGAGATACTAATGGTTTAGATTTCCTTGGTAAATGTGGTTTGGAAATTGAAAAAGTTTAATATATATTAATATAGCGGAGTAGTTCAGAAGTAGAACGCTGGACTCATAATCCAGAGGTCGGTGGTGCGATTCCATCCTCCGCAACCAACAAGGAATTTATTATGAGTATGTCATTGGATGTAGCAGTATTTCAAAAGGCTTGTGACCAAGAGCCTTCCCCACAAAATGCAGAATTGTATTTCAAACTAATCAAAGAAGAATTTGAGGAGTATGTTGTTGCTCATCGTCTTAAAGATGAAGTTGAAATGCTTGATGCCTGTATGGATATGATTTGGGTGATTCTAGGTTTCTGTCACATGAAAGGTTACAAAGTTGATGCAGCTTGGAATGAAGTTGCCCGTTCCAATCTAGCTAAGATTGACACACGAACAGGTAAGGTAAACAAACGGGAAGATGGTAAAGTTTTGAAACCTGAGGGATGGAAACCGCCAGACCTTACAGGATATGTTAATTGATTTTTTCTATAACGGCCATTAAAATATATCATTAGACAAATCAGTGAAATAGTGATAAACTATGACTAAGTAATATGTATAGATTATTACTATTAACCATTAAGGAGAAATTATGAAAACAGTAGGTGACAAATTAAGTTCGTTTAATATTACTGGTGTAAAACCAGGACAAAAAGGTGAGTTCTTTGATATCAATGAAAATTCATTTGAAGGTAAATGGAAAGTAATTGTATATTATCCAAAAGATTTCACATTCGTATGCCCAACAGAAATTGTTGCGTATGATAAGTTATTTCAAGACTTTGAGGACCGTGATGCTGTATTGCTCACAGGTTCAACAGACAATGAATTCTGTAAAGTGGCTTGGCAATCAGCACATGAAGATTTGAAAAAGATTCGTCATATTCAATTCGCTGACACACAAAGAACATCAACATATGACCCATCAACTGACAGATATACTGAGGGTTCATTGGTAGAACAGTTAGGTGTATTCTTCAACCCAGCAGGTGCAGCTTTGCGTGCTACATTTATTGTGGATCCTGATAATGTTATTCAACACGTTACAGTAAACAATTTGAATGTTGGTCGCTCACCAGAAGAAACTCTCCGTATCTTGGATGCTTTGCAGACAGGTGAGAAGTGTGCTTGCAACCGTTCAATCGGTGGAGAAACATTATGAGTTGGGTTGATTCTATCAAAGAAGCCCTACCTGAATATGCGAAAGATACGAAGCTAAATTTAGACTCCGTTATCAATCGCAGTTCAATTCCAGTAGATGAGGCACATGGTATTGCACTTGCAGCCGCCATGTCCTCTGGTAATGGTAAATTGGTTACATTCATCGCATCTGATTTCTTAGATGAAAAGGAGCGTGACGCTGCTATGACAGCATCTAGTTTGATGACTATGACTAATACTTGGTACCCATTCGTTGAGATGGCAAATGACCCTAATCTTTCAGGTCTACCACCACAATTGCGTATGAATGCCATGAGTAATCATGGCGGTACCACGAAAGGTAAATTTGAAGCATACAGTTTGGCGGCTTCAATTGTAGGTAAATGTCATTTCTGTGTTAAGGCACATTATGATACATTGAAAGCTGAAGGTTATACCGTAGAACAATTGCGTGATATCGGTAGAATTGCCTCAGTTGTCAATAGTGTTGCGAAGATATTGAATTCGTAATACGGTAAAGGTGTAACATGGTTGTTGCATTAAAACAATGACTATGTTACAATGTTAGTTCTATATTAATATGAAAGTGAATAATGAACACATATAAAATTGCAAAACAAATCGCAGAAACATTAAAGTTGCCACGAGCATACAAATATGATTTATTTTTGCGTGAGTTTGACAATGTGGTAGAAGTGGTGGGTCTAGTTGATGACCCTAATTATGACATGAAGGATTTTCAAGGCCGTGAAATGCTCTTCCCTAAAAAGTGGGTAACGATTGGTGTTGTTGATGCTTCTTACGAGGTGAGAGTATGACAGTAAAATTAATTACATTTAAAACAAATCAAACAGTTATGGCTGATGTGACTGAACAAGTTGATACAGTTGTAGCAAAACAAACAGTTCAAGTGGTAGTTCAACCACAAAACGGACAACCAATGATGGGTTTTGTACCATTCTTGGAATACACCGAAGAATTTAAAACAGGTATTGAATTCAATAAATCGGATATTCTAACAATCAATTCACCAGTTCGTGAATTGGAAAATGAATATAATCGTTTATTCGGTAGTGGTCTTGAGATTGCCTCATCTATTCCAAAACTTTGATATAATGACTGAATGACAAAATTCTACACAAATATTACTTGTGTTGGGAATAACATTCTTTATAGAGGTGTAAAAGACGGTCGGCGAGTTAAGCTTAAGATTGCTTACGAGCCGACTTTGTATTTACCATCTAAGAAACCCACACAATTCAAAACACTTCACGGTGAATATCTTGAACCGATGAAGTTTGAATCTATCCGTGAGTGCCGTGATTTTAATAAACGTTACGAAGAAGTTGGTAACTTTAAAATCTATGGCAACTCTAATTTCCCATACGCATTTATTTCTGATGAACACAAAGGTATGGTTGAATGGGACCAAGAACAAATTTCAATTGCAGTAATTGATATTGAGGTTGGTTCTGAGAATGGTTTCCCTGACCCGTATATTGCACAAGAACCAATCACAGCTATTTGTATCAAATATGTTGGTGGTGAAACTGTTGTATTTGGTTGTGGTGATTATGAAAAACAAGGTAATGAAATCTACATCAAATGCTCTGATGAAATCTCCTTGATTAAAAAGTTTTTACAACTATGGCAAGATAAATGTCCAGATATTATTTCTGGTTGGAACATTAAGTTCTTTGATATTCCGTATATCTACAATCGCATTTCTCGTTTGTTAGGTGAAGAAGAAACCAAAAAGTTATCTCCTTGGAATTATGTAAGTCAACGCAAAGTGATGGCGATGGGTCGTGAAAATACCGCATATGAAATGTCAGGTATTGCAACTTGGGACTATATTGAACTATACAGATGGTATGCGCCAGGTGGTAAATCACAAGAATCATACAAGCTTGATAATATTGCCAATGTTGAAGTTGGTGAGAAGAAACTGGACTATTCTGAATATGATAACTTACACCAATTGTATCGTTTAGATTATCAAAAGTTTATTGAGTATAATATCAAAGACGTTGAATTGATTTTAAAACTTGATGAGAAGTTAAAGTTATTTGAATTAGGTCTTACCCTTGCATATGATACCAAAACTAACTATGATGATATCTTTGCACAAACAAGAATGTGGGACTCTCTAATCTATTCTTATTTGATTGAGAAGAACATTGTTGTGCCACCACGAATCATCAGCCAAAAGGATGATAGATTTGAAGGTGCTTATGTTAAAGAACCACAAGTTGGCAAGCATGATTGGGTTGCTTCGTTTGACTTGAACTCATTGTATCCTCACTTGATGATGCAATATAATATTTCACCAGAAATGATTGTTGAAGTTAATGATTATGATGATGTGATGCGTAGAATTATTCAACAAGGTGTTTCCGTTGATAAGATGTTAAATAAAGAAATTGATTTGTCTGGTTTGAAAGGTGTAACTATTACACCAAATGGTCAGTTCTTCAGAACACACGAACAAGGTTTCTTGCCTAAGATGTTACAGGAGATGTATGAGGATAGAAAAGTTTATAAGAAGAAAATGTTGGGGGCAAAGGCTGAGTATGAAAAAGAAACAGACCCAACGAAGAAGTATGAAATCAAGAAACGAATCGCTCGTTACGATAATTTACAGTTAGCGAAGAAAGTTTCTTTGAACTCAGCTTATGGTGCTATGGGTTCACAGTATTTCCGATTCTATGATTTGCGACAAGCCTTGGCAGTTACGACTGCTGGTCAATTGTCTATCAAGTGGATTGAAAATAAGTTGAATCAATTTATGAACAATTTAATTGAAACGAAGGATGTTGACTATGTTATTGCGAGTGATACTGACAGTATCTATTTACGCTTTGGAGAGCTTATCAATAAGTTTGGTCTCAATCGGATGGATGATACAACCAAAACAATCGGAATCATGGATAAGATATGTGAGCAGAAAATTCAACCGTTCATTGATACGAGTTATCAGGAGTTGGCTGAATATGTTAGAGCATTCGCTCAGAAAATGCAGATGAAACGAGAAGGTCTTTCAGACAAAGGTATTTGGACTGCTAAGAAACGATACATTCTCAATGTATATAACAATGAGGGTGTTCAGTATGCCGAACCTCAACTGAAAGTGATGGGTCTTGAGATGGTTAAATCATCCACTCCATCGGCAATCCGTGAGAAGATGAAAGAAACTATTTCATTGATGGTACGAGGCACAGAAGAAAATGTGCAGGACTTTATTGAAGCCTTCCGTAAAGAATTTAAGACATTACCACCAGAAGAAATTAGTTTCCCTCGTGGTCTTAATGGTCTTAAAGAATATTCTGATGCTGTAATGATGTATAAGAAAGGCACACCAATTCATGTTAAGGGTGCTATTCTATATAATCACTATTTGAAACAGAAAGGTCTTACTAAACAATACCCACTAATCCAAGAGGGTGAGAAGTTGAAGTTTACCTATTTGAAACAACCTAATCCTATCAAAGATACAGTCATTTCATATCCTGTCCGTCTACCAAAAGAACTTGGATTGCACGATTTTATTGATTATGATACACAGTTTGAGAAGGCTTACTTAGAACCAATTAAGTTGATTTTGGAACAGATTGGTTGGAACCACGAGAAGGTAAATTCACTTGAAGGCTTCTTCGGATGATTACCGCACACATAAGTATATAATGATATAATGAAACAAAGGAGTTATTATGAGTTTACTTGAGAAATTAAAAAAGAATTCTACAATTAAAGATTCGGCAATTCTATCTAAGTCTAAATTTTTCACAGACAAAGATGTAGTATCTACTGCTGTGCCGATGATTAATGTTGCCTTATCAGGTGCATTAGATGGTGGTTTAACACCAGGTCTTACAATGTGGGCAGGTCCCTCAAAACATTTCAAAACAGCTTTCAGTTTGTTAATGGCAAAAGCATACATGGACAAATATCCTGAAGCTATCTTATTATTCTATGATTCAGAGTTTGGTACACCTGTAAAATACTTTGAAACATTTGGTATTGATATGGAAAGAGTTTTGCATACACCATTGACTGACATTGAACAGTTGAAGTTTGATATCATGCAACAATTACAAGAGATTAATCGTGGTGATAAACTGATGATTATCCTTGATTCTATCGGTAACTTGGCATCAAAGAAAGAAGTTGAAGATGCTCTTGAAGGCAAGTCTGTTGCTGATATGAGCCGTGCTAAACAAGTTAAATCTTTATTTCGCATGGTGACACCACATCTTACAATCAAAGATATTCCAATGGTAGTTGTGAATCATACTTACAAAGAGATTGGTATGTTCCCTAAAGATATCGTTGGTGGTGGTACCGGTTCTTACTACTCTGCTGATAACATTTACATTCTTGGTCGCCAACAAGAAAAAGATGGCACAGAGATTACTGGTTATAACTTCATCATCAACGTAGAGAAATCTCGTTATGTCCGTGAGAAATCAAAGATTCCTATTTCAGTATCATTTGAGGGTGGCATCAACAAGTATTCTGGACTGTTGGATGTTTTGATGGAAGGTAATTTTGTTTCTAAGCCATCACCTGGCTGGTATGCGAAAGTTAACCAAGAAACTGGTGAATTGGGTGATAAAGTCCGTTTTGATGGAACACAAACTGCTGAGTTTATGGAACCATTCTTAAAGGATGAGAAGTTTAAAGAGTATGTTACTAACAAATATGGAATTGCATATGGAAGCATTATGGGAGAAACTCCTGTTTTGGAAGAAGAACAAGACGCCTAAAAAGGGTGTTGATTACGAATTCTATAACTTACCTGAATCAGACCTCACGGGTATTCGCCTATTAAAAGGTGATTACCGTGAGGTAATTTATTTGTATGGTCGTGTCGGTATAGAAGAAAAAGGTGTAGTTGCCGCATTACAATTTGATTATAAGATATTAGAATCAGGCAATCACACAGAAGAAAGCTTGCAATCTGATGATAAATTTGTTACAATCATTGGAGATATTTTGAGAGAGTTATTAATTAATGGACAGACTAGAACAATCAATCCTGAAGAATCTGATTTATAACGAGGAATACACTAGAAAAGTATTGCCGTTTATATCACCTGATTATTTTTCAGACAACACAGAAAAAACAATTTTCAAAGAAGTAAATGAGTTTGTAAACAATTACAAAAATTTACCAACTCATGAAGCTCTCGTAATCAATTTCACCGAGAAGAAAACTCTTACCGAAGAACAAGTAAGGTCTGCCATCAAGTTACTTAAAGAAATTGATGATGCCAGAAATGAACCAACTGAAACACAATGGCTGATTGAACAGACAGAAAAGTTTTGCCAAGATAAAGCAATCTATAATGCAATCATGGAATCAGTTTCAATACTTGATGATAAATCTGGCAAGAAAGCCAAAGGTGAGATACCACAACTTCTTGCTGATGCTCTTGGTGTTTCATTTGACAGTAACATTGGTCACGATTATATCAATGATTATGATTCTCGTTTTGATTTTTACCATCGTAAAGAGAAACGAATTCCTTTTGACCTAGATTTCTTCAACAAGATTACTAAAGGTGGTTTACCACAGAAAACTTTGAACATCGCATTGGCTGGCACTGGTGTCGGTAAATCAATGTTTATGTGTCATTGTGCTGCCTCAAGTATCAGTCAAGGTTTGAATGTTCTTTATATCTCACTTGAGATGGCTGAAGAAAGAATTGCTGAGCGTATTGATGCTAACTTATTGAATATCAATATGGATGAACTCCATGTGATTCCAAAATCTGAATATGAGAAACGATTTGGGGCATTGAAGAATAAGACACACGGTAAACTAATCATCAAAGAATATCCAACCGCATCAGCACACGCTGGTCATTTCCGTTCTCTATTGAACGACTTGAATCTAAAGAAGAACTTTAGACCAGATATTATCTTCATTGACTATTTGAATATTTGTTGTTCAAGTAGAATGAAGGCTGGTGGTTCTGTCAACAGTTACACTTATGTTAAGGCGATTGCTGAAGAACTCCGTGGTCTTGCTGTTGAGTTTAGTGTGCCAATCGTATCAGCAACACAGACAACTCGTAGTGGTTATTCTAACTCTGATGTTGGTTTGGAAGATACATCAGAATCTTTTGGTTTACCTGCAACTGCTGACTTTATGTTTGCTTTGATTTCTTCTGAAGAACTGGAACAGTTGAATCAAATTATGGTTAAACAATTGAAGAATCGTTATGGTGACCCTAATTTCAATAAGAAGTTTGTGATTGGTGTTGACCGTGCAAAGATGAGATTGTATGATGCTGAAGCCTCAGCACAGACTGATTTGATGGATAGTGGTCAAGATGACCCACCATTGAATACATTTGGTAACCGTGAAAGTAAATTCGGCAACAAATTCGGTGGTCTTAAAGTATGAGATATAAAAAACAATATCAACGGATGTGGAGTTTTGCACATAAACTTTTTGGTAGTAAAACTCCACGACAGGTTACCTATTGGGCTCGTAAGATGATTGATAATCCAAAAGTAAAGGTCAGAGTTTTTAGAACAGATGATTGTTATTCTGGCCTTACGATTGGTGGTCATTATGAACCTGATGGTCGTGAGAAAGATATTGAACTGGATATACATTTTAATTATGATTGTAATGAAGTATTCTTTGACCATGTTTCAATAGAAATATTCATTATGGAATTATTTACCACCTATGTCCATGAGAAACGACACCGTTATCAATATCGCAGTAGAGGTAATGTTTATGGTCCAATTTATCGTTGTAGTAATCAAATAAAGAATAAAAAAGAATATCGTGAATTGAATTATTATGGTGACCCTGATGAGATTGATGCTTATGCTCTTGAAGCAGCAATAGAAAATAAACTAAGAAATACTGACTTTGTTGTGGCTAAATATCGTGAGATGTTTGCAGAATTAGATACGAAAGTATATAATAAATTTTTAAAGAAACGATACAAATTTTTAAATAGAATTACATTATGAAATTAAATAGAGAACAATCACTTCACGTTGCAAATGCCTTTGAAAACTACTTTGGTAATTTCAACAAGATTGATGAGTATATGCGTGAGCAGAAACTAAACTCTCTTGCAGAATTACCATTCAGTTTACCTGGATGTGGACCTGAAGAAGATTTGTTTTCTGATTTCAGTATGCACCCAAATGATATGGAATTTGAGTTGCATGAATTGGATGCTTCAAGATGGCAAAGATACCTTGATATCATTTCATCACATAATAATCTATCATCACCTGGTCGTAACATTCGTTTGGCTGTCTTAGAAAAGAATACACAGAAGTGGGTTGGATTTATCAGAATTGGTTCTCCAACGATTATGATGAAGCCTCGTAATGAGATGCTAGGTTGTGTGATTACAAATGAAACGGCAACAACTAAATCGTTTAATAAAGCGGCTGCAATGGGTTTCGTAATCGTGCCATCACAACCATTTGGCTTCAATTATCTTGGTGGTAAACTACTTGCTGCTATCTGTTGTTCACATGAAGTTCGTAAGAAACTAGATGCTAAGTATGATATGAATATGTGTCTATTTGAAACAACTAGTTTGTATGGAACATCAAAGTCTGTATCTCAATATGATGGTATGAAACCATTTCTAAGATTTGGTGGCACAACTGAATCTGATTTCTTACCAATGATGCACGGCAAACCATACGATGATTTGAAGAATTATGTTGAGAGTATTGTTGGTGTATTTGTACCAGAAGATGCAAGTTCTCGTAAGTTGAAGATTAGTAATACAATCATTTCAATGACTAAGGCTTCTTTAAAACCATACAAAGATGATTACGATAAGTTTGTTGCAACTATTGAGAAGGCCAAAGGTCTGACCGAAAAGAAAAGATACTATTATTGCAACTATGGTATTGATAATTATAAAGATATTGTTCTTGGAAAAGATGTTGACTATGTTCTTGGTGAGAACTATGAGAAACACGATTTTGCATACATTATTGACTGGTGGAAGAAAAAAGCATCTAATCGTTATGACACCTTGAAGGCTGAAGGTCGTTTAAGAAACGAAATAGAAGTTTGGACTAGTGGCAAACCTATTGACATTATAAGGTAATTGTGTTAGGATAAATACTCCTTAAACAAATAGTGAGTATGAAATGCTAAATCCTAAGATTCAAAAAACCAAAAATAGTGATACGACCACCAAGGTATCTGGTGCTGGTTCAGAAATTACAGCATTGGCTGAATCCTTACAGGCTTATGCTTGTGCAACAAGACAACACCTAGGTGAAGATTTGACTGATGTTGCACAGATAACAGACAAGACTATTGCTGATGCTGATTGTGATAGAACATTAAAGAAGTGTATGGCTGGTTTGGATGAGAATTGGTTTCAGAGTGTTGTAACTACTGCGAATCAAATATTCAATGATGTACCTGGTGCTAAGACTGGAAAGAAATACAAATTCTATCGTGGTGGTTCTTTAGTTGAATCTATCTATGATGAATGGCGTAGCAAAAAGGCAGGCAGTGGAATTACAGGCGATGATAAATGGAATCCAGCTGATATTTGGATGGTCAAAAAAGATTTTGAATTACAAACTGGATTTCCTACTTTGAGGGATTATAATGCCTACATCTATAATGAATTCGCTAACAAGAATTTGATTGGCATTTCATTGAAGAAGTTGGCACCAGGAAGTTCTGCTCATGCAAAGATATTTAATGCAGGTAAACCATTGACTGCAAAGTTTACAGGTATCAAGCTTGGATTGAATATGACTGATTCAAAAGATATCTATATTCAATACAATTCAGAGGGTAAAGATGGTGAAGTTCAATTGAGAAATTTCTCATCAAGACCACAACCATCATCTTGGCAAGGTGAGATTAAAGGAAAAACTGCTGCTGGTGGTAAAATTGGTGGTGGTGTAATTATGGAGGGTGCAAAAGATATTGGTATTAGAGAATCAAAATTGATGATGCCAAATAAAACACCTATTTTAAAACCTAGTGAAGCTGAATTCAAAGAATTTGCAACAATGTTTAAAGAATTATCTGGTTCTAAAGAGAAATTGGAAAAATTAATTTTGCAAGCTAAAGCAGGACATAGAGCTGATAAAACTTGGTGGATGTCAAAGTATATCGGTATTCATCTTGTATATACCGCACTGAAAGAAAAGAAGATGGATGGATTGTGTTCATACATATTTCAATATGCTTCTTCTGCAACCAAAAATAGTAGTATTTTCATAAAGTATAGTTAATATGCAATTTAAAGAATTTTTAACTGAAGCAACAAAAGAAGGTAAGAATGTTCACCTAGAACACATTGAGGATGAGATTCTCAATCGTGGTGTTAATGGTGCTCGTGATGCTATTAATTTTCTCCGTTCATTGAGAGATATGTTGGCAGGACATTCTGAATCTAAAGTTAATCTTACAACTAAGTGGGATGGAGCTCCTGCCATTTTTGCTGGTATTAATCCAGAAAATGGTAAGTTCTTTGTTGGTACTAAAGGTGTATTCAATGTCAATCCTAAATTGAATTACACAGAAGAAGATATTGACAACAATCATCCGTCAGAAGGCCTCAATGAGAAGTTGAAAGTTGCTTTACGATATTTACCAAAACTTGGTATCAAAGGTGTATTGCAAGGTGATATGATGTTCACTAAAGGTGATATTGATAAACAAGTGATTGATGGTGTGTCGTATATTATTTTCCAACCAAACACAATCGTGTATGCTGTTCCTGCGGATAGTAAGTTGGCTCGTTCAATGTTAGATGCTCAACTTGGTGTAGTGTTTCACACATCATATACAGGCAAAACAATGGCAGATATGAAGGCATCATTCAATATTGATATCAACCACCTTTCAACAACTAAAGATGTTTGGTTCAGAGATGCCTATTTCGTTGACGCTTCAGGTACCGCAACATTCACTGAAGAAGAAACAAAACAAATTACATACAAGTTATCTGATGCTGGTAGATTATTTCAATCTATTGATGCTATGACATTAAATCGTATTGCAGCTTCCGATGTAGTTTTAACACAAATCAAAACATTCAATAATACTAAAGTTCGTGCAGGTCAAGCAATCAAAGATACTAGAGCCCACACTATTGAATTGATTAAATGGGTTGAAGATAAATTAAATAAAGAAATTGTGGCTGCAAAGAAACCAGAAACTAAACGCAAACGCCAAACTGAAAAGAATGAGATTATGCGTTTCTATCGTGGTAATGCAGGTGAACTTAAAAAGATTTTTGATTTGCAAAATGATATTGTAGAATCAAAGAATATGATTATTAAGAAACTACAACAAATTAGACAAGTAACTGGTGCTTTCCTTAGAACAGAAGATGGATTTAAAGTTACGGATCCTGAAGGGTTTGTTGCAGTTGATAAATTAAAAGGTAACGCAGTTAAATTGGTAGATAGATTAGAATTCAGTCAGGCCAATTTCAACGCCACTAAGAATTGGAGTAACTAATGGCAGAGATTAAATACGACATTAATGCTATCATGGCCGAATATGGTGATGATGACTTTGGTTTTACGGCAGAATCAGAAGAAGAATTTGAGGCAGTTATTGCCGAGAAAGAAGAAACTGTTGAGGAATATAAACAAAGATTGGAACAAGTAGAAAAGATTATTCTACCATTCTTAACTAAATTGTTAAAGACTGCTGACCAACCAATCATCAAATGGCCTAATCGCAAACCAATACTTGAAGCACAGATACAAAAGATTTTAAACTTGACGAGGAATTAATGAAAGCTGGTAAACTTGTTAAATTGATTAAAGAATCTAAGAATATCAAACCTGATATTTTACCTAAATCTGGTGCGGGTGCTTGGGGTACCGATGAACTAGTAAAGACTTATATGAAAGATACACCAGGTCAGGTAATAAAGTTTAAGGACTTTAAGAAACGAACTAAATAAAATACAACTGAGGATATATTATGAAAGATTTGATTATAGGATGTAGTACCAATTATGATTGGTCCAAGATTAAATATTGGGTCAACTCAATCAACGAATCAGGATTTGAAGGGGATAAAGTCCTGATTTTCATGAATGTAGATAAAGATACTCTACAAAAAGTAAATGATGCTGGATTCACAGCCATCGTTTTATCTCAACCAGACGAATTCGGTAATTGCAAATATGAAAGTAGATTGCCTGTTCATGTTGAGAGATTCTTCCACATCTATAATTTCCTAAGAGAAAACCGTTACCGTTATGTAATCACTACCGATGTTAAAGATGTGGTGTTCCAACAAAACCCAATCAAATATATTGAAGATAATATTGGTGATAAGAAGTTAATGTTTGCCTCTGAAAGCCTTTTGTATAAAGATGAACCTTGGGGTAACCAAAACTTACTTGAAACATTTGGTCCATATTTTCACAGCATCTTCAAAAACAATTTAATATTTAATGTGGGTGTTTTGGCAGGTCGTGGTGATGATATGCGTGACTTGGCTTGTATGATATTTAATATGTCAATCAATCGTCCTATTCCAATCGTGGACCAATCCACATTCAATCTAATGATTAGTATGGCACCATATCTCTATACTAGTCTTTACCTAAAATCAGAAGATGCTTGGGCTTGTCAATTAGGCACAACTGCCGACCCATCAAAGATTGCTGAATTCAAACCTCTACTTGAAGAACCATCTCCTCGTATGGAGAACGGCAAAGTTGTAACTTCTGTTGGAAAAGAGTTTACAATTGTTCACCAATATGATAGAGTACCGGATTGGAAAAAAGTGATTGAAGAAAAATATGCGTAAAAGATTTCTATTTGTAGTTCACCGATATGCCCCATATCCTGGTGGCTCAGAGAATTATGTCCGTGATATGGCAGAAGAAACACTAAGTCGTGGCCACGAAGTTGCTGTATTCACTGGTGAACACAAAGGTGATTGGAATGGTGTAAGAGTTTCATCAGACCCACAAATTCTTTTAGAGAAGTGGGATTTGATTGTTGTTCACGGTGGTGATGTGGGCTTGCAAGATTTTGTTTTGGCCAATTCACACAAAATACCATCACCAATCTTGTTCATGTTGATTATACCATCAATGAGTCCAATTTACAAACACGCTCTACAACATTGTAAATTTATTGGTTGTTCAACAAAAGAAGATTGGTTCTATGCACACCAAGAAGGTATCATGCAAAAGGCCAGACAAGTTACACATGGTATTGACCCTAAGATTTCTGTTGGCCAACCTGGATTCCGTGAAAAGTATGGCATCAAAACAGAATTGATGTTCTTGTCTTGTGGTGGATATTGGCATAACAAAAAGATGAAAGAGTTGGTTGATTTATTCAATCGGGTTGGTCGTTATGATATCACACTAGTAACAACAGGTTACGATAATCGTTTTGGTATCAAACCTGAAGATTCTGAATATGTTAAGAACTTAATGATACCTGTTCGTGATGATGTTATGTCAGCAATTCGTGAAGCAGACTTGTATATCATGCACTCTGACCGTGAAGGATTTGGATTAGTTCTTTTAGAATCAATGTTAAATAAAACACCTTGGGCTGCAAGAAATCTAGCAGGTGCAAGATTGATGAATGAACATGGTTTCACATATAATAACGATGAAGAACTATTGAAGTATATGAAAGAGTTTAAACCTGTCATGCAGGATAAATTAGATAGTGATTATGAATTTGTAACAACAACACACATGATAAGCAATACAGTTGATGATATTTTGAGATTAGTATGAGATACACATTTGGCATAACAACAGACTATAAAAACAAAGACCAATTAATTGAAGTATTTAAATCTATTGAAGAATTGAATATTCCTGAATATGAGATATTGGTTGTTGGTGGTGAGAAACCACAAGACACAGAGATATGTAAATTTATTGAATTTGATGAATCACAAAAACCTGGTTGGACTACCCGTAAGAAAAACTTAATTGCACAGACAGCACAGTATGAAAATGTTGTATTGATGCACGACTATTATGTTTTTGATAAAGACTGGTACAAAAACATGGTAGATTTCACGAATTCTGTTCCTTGGGATATCTGTTCTTGTAAACAATTACTCATTACTGGCCAAAGACATTTTACAGATTGGGTAGTTTGGGATGACCCAATCTTTCCACGATATGCAGCTTTACCTTATGATGAGTGGACTAGAGTGCCATTCATGTATATCTCTGGCGGTTTCATTCAAGCCAAGAAACAAGTATTGATTGATAATCCTTTCAATGAAGAATTGGTACACGGACAATCAGAAGATGTTGAATGGTCTCTCCGTGTTCGTAATAAGTATAGAGTAGTTTGTAATGGTTCAGCAATTGTAAAACATAATAAGTGGCACCGTGATGCGAAATAAATTAGTTATATTTGACCTTGATGGAGTTATGCTTGACTCCCGTGAATTACACTATGATGCTTTGAATGAAGCACTTAGAAAAGTTGGTGAAGAATTTGTAATTTCCCGTGAAGAACACCTCTCAACATTTGAT